TGAGCCTGTAGTCTCGACCCTATCGGGCTTCCATCCTGACGCAAGAGAAGAGAGAAGAGAGATAGAGTCTCGCTACACGAGACAAGTTATAGAAGGGATTTGACCAACTCGAAGATCGAGTGCGGCCATCCCCGTCATGGAACAACCAGAACCTTATGTCAACACGGACGTGGTTGCGTATTGACATCAGAACCATGGCAATTCCCTGTCGTTGCTGTCCACCCTCTCACTTCGGGTCGGGCAAATTTGATAAGAAAGACATATAAACGGAGAAAATCATGTCAAAAATTATACAAGCAATAGTAGATACATACACTCATAGTACAGAGCTATACATCACTACCAATAACCTAGATCGCCACTCTTCAAACGATGGATGGAAAGTTATAGATACTCTCAAGTTTCATGCAGAGCGTAAACTAAAGAGAGAGATCCAAGATCTAGAGTTCTGGATTTCCAGACAGTCAGAGAGAGAGACCACCGCTAAAACTTGGATGAACAGGTATCGAAGTCAATTCAATGGTGATGAGATCAGCACCAATAACCTTCAAGCGTCTGTCTCTAAGTATAAAGCAGAAAGCTTTGCTCTCATGTTAATGCAGTCTGAACTTTCAGCAGCCCAGTCAGCGTATAAAGGAATGACCGGCGCAACCTACACAAGCATTGAGAGCAAACCAGATGCAGAGATGCCAGATGACATCAAAGCAATGTTTGCAGAGCTAGATGCTCTTGAAGCAGCCAACGAGCCAGAGATCAAAGCTAAGAAGAAAGCTTAGACATTGGAGGGAGGTCGAAAGGCCTCCCAAAAATTTCGCGCTCGCTTCGCTCGCTTTTTATACTCTTGCGGAGAGGGCTTGACTTGCTGCATACGTGCAGTTACTATCATATTGAAACCAATGCAAAAGGAGAAGTTTATGTTGGAATCAGCTACATCAAAACAGCTATGGAAAATTAATCAACTTGCTTGGGAATACTCACAGCTTGTTGAAAAATTAGAAAACAAAGGAGAACTCAAGTTAATTACTGAGGCTTACTTTCCAATCACAAAATCAATTGCAATTGATGTGATAAAGAAAATGATAAAAACAAATGAAAAACTTGCTGAATTAGTAGCAATGGAAAAGGAGAATGAAAATGTTAATGCTTAATCCAGATGTTGATGCACCTTCGGATCATATTGTGCAATCATTAGGTTTCTTACCCTATTGGGTGAGAGACTTCTGCGCTCAAGCAGATGATGAACACAAGCAGTGTGATTTAGTTGAGTACATGACAGAGCAGTATGGTTTTGGTAAGCTGTATAAGTTTGGCTCAAAGCTAGTCGGCAAGAAACTCATATCAGAATACGAAGAAGATGATGATATGGATTATCTTGCTGCATACGATACGCCAGTGGGAACAGTTTACTTTTTCCAGTACGCTATCGTTGCACTGCCAAGAGTAGAAGAGAATGATTACTTTATTACGAGGATGGATTAATGGCACGTTGGACTAGACAAGACTTTGAGTTTGTTGCTGATGAGATAGCACCTTTCTTACATTGGCCTACTAATATCAAAGAACTATCGCAAAAACTTAAGCGCATGAACCCAAGATTCGATGCGGATAAGTTTGAACGCAGAGCAATAGCAGCTTGGGAAGAACGCTATCAAGAAAGCTTGGAGGAGTTACAAGATGAAGTCCCATATTGATGCAATGGATCACATGTTGAATGACATATTCAAAAAAGTTTTCTGGGAACCTCTCGAACAGAAAGAGAAAGAAGAAAGCTTTTGCCCCGACTGTGGAGGTTGGGGTTATGTTGAACGTGAAGTCACTGTACCTATGAGCTTTGATCGTGACGTTGGTTACATCGACACTGATCATATCGATTGTCCTGACTGTCTGGGAACAGGGCAAAACCTAAGTGAAATAACAGAGGAGGAATAACAACAATGTCATGGGCAGTAGCACATCCCCCTTTACTGCCCTTGACATCTTACTTTATGTTGCTCCATATATGCAGTATGAAAGCATACTTAGATACTGTCAAAGATCAAGCAAAACTAAAGGGTGTAGATTTGTTTACAGCCTTCAAGTATGCAGGTCTTCCGACATCTACATACTACCGAACGATCAATGGGCAAACTGAAATGCGGTTTAGTACCGCGTGTTCTGTTTTAGATGCGATAGATGAGCAACACAGAAAAGACGAAGCCGCCAAGCGTACCAAACAACTACGAGACTCTGGTCAGGTTGTTAATAGACGCTCGGCACGAAAGGGCATTAAGCCAAGAAAGCTTAGCGCGTAAGATTGGTTGCACTGAATCTTTGGTTCACAAGTGGGAGCAGTTCAAGCGGATGCCTTCTGGGTTTATGTTAATGTGTTGGTTAGAGGCATTAGAATATGACATCGAAGCAATTAAGAGGTAAGGCTGCAACGTGCAAACTATGTGGAGACAAAACATATTGGTATGTCGCAATACTAAAAGGCAACCATGAATCATCAATGCAAAAGTGTTGGTTCATTTGTTTGCACTGCTATGAGGAAGAGCCGTGGTCAATAGAAATAAAAATAAAGGAACTTACCATGAAAAGTGGTTCGTCAAGTGGCTTACAGAAATCGGTATCAAAGCGAAGAGGCAACCACTCTCAGGCAGCTTGGGAGGAGAGTATTCGGGAGACATCAAGCTCGAACTCAAAGGAAAAGAATTGGTGGGAGAAGTAAAGTATAGGGATGTATCAAACTTCCCAAGCCCATTCAAAGTATTAGAAGGTCGAGACATAGCCTTTTATAAAAGACGGAGAGGAACTCCGCAAACTTTAGTCATTATGTCTGGTGAAATGTTTGAACAACTAATGGAGAATCAAGATGGAATCACAGAACAAACAGATCAAAGCTTACCTTGAAGAAGGCAACAGCATCACTGCAATACAAGCATTAGAAAAGTTTGGATGCTTTAGATTAGCGGCACGTATTAAAGATCTAAAAGAAACTGGCATGGTCATTGATAAAGCTATGATTGCTAACAATGAGGGCAAGCATCATGCTATCTATTGGGAGGTAAACTAATGCCATTATTTAATGTTGGGTTTCATTATGCAGAAGGTATGTTTTTAACTATAAATGCAAAAGATGAAGATGAAGCATCTTATTTGGCGAATCAAATCTTAGAAGAATACTCAGGCAGCATAGAAGAAATACATTCCATGAAACATGTTGAGAATTATAAATGTGTTCATAGAGAGTCTATGATTACAGATATTAAAGAGAGTAAATAATGGCTCAGTTTAAAAGACTATCAGGTAACGCTTCTTCTTGGGATGCACATGTTAAACGAGCAAGCACCTCGCCAAGTCTTGCTGCGGAATATCGCAAGTCCTCTTGGAGAATAGACACACACAGAATTATGGCTAACAGAATTAAGAATGGGGAGGGAGTGGGACACTACTGGCTCGAAGGTAAACTCAAGAAAGAGTTGCTTGAGATGACAACAATAACTGAAGATGACTTCAAGAAATACCTTGACCCTACTGCACAAACGCAGTACACAAGACCTTACAATGATGGAGAAAATTAATGGAGCGTAAGGGTTTTATCGGTGGCTCTGACTGTGTAAAAATAATGCAGGGCAACTGGTTGGAACTATGGCAGGTCAAGACAGGTCGCGTCGAGCCTGACGATTTGTCTGACAATATTGCGGTGCAGCTTGGTGTGCATACTGAGCAGTTCAATTTGGATTGGTTTGCAAGACAGCATGATTGTGTCCTTGGTGGCTTTCAGTCTGCTTACAAAAAACAAATCGGTAATGTTCCTGTCAAGGGTACAGTCGATGCAATGAATGGAAGCAATCCAGTAGAAGCAAAGCACACCAATTCATACAACAGTATGGACGATGCAATTAAATATTACATGCCACAGTTACAAATGTATTCTCACTTGTCTCAGTCGGATGGCATCTGGGTATCAATAATTTTTGGGAATAATAAATGGGAGTCAGCATTTGTCTCATATGATGAAGAGTATTTCAATTCAATGTGGGCAGTGGTGTCAGACTTCTGGGGTTATGTGTTACGCAATGAAGAGCCAGTTGGTATTGACACACCGACACTCTCAACAAACCACATCCCGATTGATGATATGGTCGTGCGAGATGCAAGCAGGGACAACCAGTTCTGTTATGCCGCAATCACGTACGTCAACTACTATGAAAAGAATAGGGTCTTTGACAACGCAAAGAAAGACCTTAAACAAATGGTCGGTGATAACGAACGAGAAGTATACAACGACCAGATCTCGGTGAAACGAGACAAACGTGGATCACTTAGGATAACAAGGAGAAATCAATGAAAGACCACATAAAATTACTAATCAAAGTACGCAATGAGATACAGCCTATCAAAAAGAAAGGCAGCAATCCTCACTTCAAGAGTCAGTACGCTACACTCGAGGATGTTATCGAAGCGGTTACTGAGCCACTACAAAACAATGGCTTCTTTCTTAGCCACATCTGTGGCAAGGACGAGTTCGGTGCGTATGTATCTACTGAATTGTTTCATGATACTGGCTTCACGCTGCAAACAAAAGTCCCTGTTGTCTTGAGTAAGCAGGACATGCAAGGGCTCGGTAGTGCTATAACATACGCTAGACGCTACGGAATACTATCCATTCTCAATCTTCCTACTGAAGATGATGATGGTAACGATGCTTCCCGAAAGGTGAGCGGCTCCTCAAGTAAGCCGCAAACCGTTGGGAATATAAAGCACATAGATTTCTAATTCTTGAGGACTGGGAGGGGCTTCTTCCTAACCCGAAGAAGTAAGGGGCTGGGGCCAGCTTACGACACCTATTCCCTCCTTAATTATCACCTGATGGGTGGCAGGTTTCTCAAGAACCACCCACTTAACTTAACAAAGGAGTCAGAAGCATGACAGAATACGACAACACAGATACAGGCGCAGCCTTCACACCATTCACGACACAAAGACTTATCTTGCAGGGTAAGATTAATAGTGGAGGCACTGACATGAAAGTTACCTGTGTTATGGATGAGACAAAAGACGGCAAGCAAATCATTGAAATATACCAGAAGGTCGGTGTATTATTTCAGAATGAAGGTATGAAAGAAGGAGCTCCAGATTATACTGGCCCACTCTTTGATGATAAAAGACTTGCAGCTTGGAAAAAAATGAAGGATGAAAAACCTTACATGTCTTTCTCTGTTTCAGATAAACTGGACAAGGGTCAGTACACAGAAGGTAAGTCTTCAATTGGTGAAGATAAGATCCCATTCTAATAGCGGTCACGCTTAGTAGGTTTTCTTCTCCGTTCCCTACTAGTTGACACAACTGGCCTCCCTTTAATCGGGGAGGTCTTTTTATAAGAGGAAACATAATGGAAACATATGCACAAATGAAAGTACGCCATGAGCGAGAGGTAAAAGAACTAATACTAAAGTTCAGTAAAGATCATACAATTGCTCAAGCAGCAAAAAGAATTGGTATGGACAAGGACAAGCTCAGACGCTTTGCACATTACCACGGAGTATCATTTAAGAAAAAGTATGGGGATGATATAACAAAGTGTGATACAGTATACAGAAAGAAAACAGTTACACTTTCAGCAGCACCTTGGGAAATGCAATGATAAATTTATTCTGGACTTTTCTTGTTATCACTTACTGGGTTGAAGGTGAGAGGTTATCAACTAGCATCCTCCTTCCAAGCGAACAACAATGTTATTCTGTTATGAACAGAGGTATACTAGATGGTATATACTTTGAATTGTTAGGCACATACGGTAAAAATATAATGATGTCTTGCAAGCCAACACCAGTTATCTCAAAGAAACTAATCAAGCCAAGGACAAGGCCAATAGATGCCGATTAAAGACCCAATAAAAAGAAAAGAATATCAGCGAGAATACGGACGCAAATGGTACAGACGTAACAGAGAAAAAGTTATTGCATCGAACAAAAAAAATAAAAGAAAGAGACACAATGCTTGGTTGGCTTTCAAAGCATCTCTTAGTTGCAATACCTGTGGCATACAGCATCCTGCTTTAATTGACTTTCATCACAGAGATGGCTCGACAAAAGAAAGCGAAGTAAGTACATTTGTAAATCAAGGACAGTATTCAAGAGCTTACAAAGAAGCAGCAAAATGTATTCCGCTCTGTCCAAACTGTCATAGAGTTTTACACTGGGAAGAGAGACATGCAACTACCTGAGTACTTTAACACTGCAAATAAAATTATAGAAAGAGCGCACAGAGGACTGCCACACGATAGATGGATGATTGGCAACAAAGAAATGGAACACTTTCTAAAAGCTTACATGGATCTGCTAGACATATGCAACAAAATGAATATGGATATTATCCAACGTGGCACAGACTCAATGAGTACAGATCCAAATAATACTTAAATGATTAGTTCGAAGTGAGGTCCATCAATGAATGGTCTGCGTCCTTGCGATCTTCTCAAGTCAACGTATGCGTTCATTGCTTCTTCCATTGATCCATCCCATTTAGATATATCCATTGGGTATGGATCAGATGGTGTTGCCCAAGCAGCACCCCAACATACACCGATGTCAAACTTACGAGCAGCTTGTGCCATTGCGTCAGCTATATCATCATATAGATTCAGTTCCCAACTGGCTCTTGACCCTACGTAAGCCATGAGATCTACAGCTATTCCATCAAGGTGTTTGCTTTTCATGGTTTGGCTTGCACCAGACTCGACTAACTTGCGTTGCTCTCCTTCAGTTCGCTTGCCGCAAATCACTCCGAAGTCAACTTTAGTTACCTTGATTGCTTCCCTCACAACATACTGCATACGAGGATCAACAGTGTTTAATCTATTATTACTTCTCTTTGATAATTCAAAACCCATTTTATTTCCTTTTAAAGAACTTTGTGGCAGAACGCACAGCAAAGCTACTAGCTACTATAACACCTAATGTATACTGATACCACTCAGGCATCTGCTCCAACGCTGTGAAGCCCTCTGCAACAACGTTACGCCCCCATTCACCAGTGAACACTAAACATAATGGAATAGAAAAAAGCAGAACCAACCATTCGTCCTTCCAAGAATTTTGAGAACCTTGCGCCATTATGCGTTCCCAATCTTGAACCGATGTTTCTTTTGAAACTAAAATTTTTGCTTTGGCTTCAGCCTCTGTAAGTTTGAGCTTTGCGTTTGCTTGTTGAGCTTGTGTTTTTGCATTGAGCCAACCACCTGCTAACTCAGTGATTGGGCCTATCAGTGCTTGTAGCATTGTTACCTCCCTTTGTTGTTGCAGATTCTTTTGACATCCAAATCCCAAAGCATCCTGTCAATGCACCCATGCACACCGACACTAATCCAGATTGCTCTAAGCTTGGGGAGGGTAAAGACATATACCAATGCACAGCTTGATAAGTTAAAACTGTAACAGCTAACATCATTAGCCGTGGGATTATCTTCCAATCATCTACTATAGTATGTGCCATGTAAAACCTCACTTGTTAGTATATAAACAATGAACAGCAGAATTAGTATTGTTAATTAAAACAGCAGCCTCTGCTTTTTCTAGTTCACAGATCTCCTCTGAACCATAAGTTCCAATCTGATAGTAAGTAAAAGCTCCATTCAGGAATTGCATCCAAACTAAAAACCACATCACCATCTACCCTGATATTTGCCAAGAAAATAAAATAAACAAAACAAGATGCCACCACTAACAGCAAAAATAAAAGCACCAATAGCAAAGTTAATAGCCGCATCCATCTGCTCTTGTTTTCTATACAACTCTTGTTTTCTTTTTCTACGCATCTGAGCCTCAATACTTAAGACTTCCTTCCACGCACTCGGTCCGTATGTAAATGAGATATGATCTTTAATCTCAGCCCTCATTTGCTCCATCTTTTTTTTATGTGCAAAGATTTCTATTGCAGTCTCTTCATCAGATCCTTTGAATGTCTTCTTCCAGAAAGGTGGGTTCTTCTCTCTCTCTTCGATGTTAGTAAAATCAGAGAAAGCTTTGCCCCAGTTAGCAAGCTGACTTGTCATATCTTGGAAATCTTTACCTGCACCAATAGCAGCCTTCAGTCCTTTGAAAGCACCAGTTGCCATCATTACACAAGAAACTGGGTCCATTACTCAGCCGCCATTTTCTCCAAAGTTTCACGGATAGCCTTTATATTTTCATCTATTCTAGCAGACATTAAAGCTTGCGCTTGCGCTGTATTCTCTAGCTTGTCTATACTAATTTCATGACGTGCAATGTTCCTAGCATTTTCATCAACGTCGCTCCCAAGGGTACTTACATACCAAACAACACCACCAACCTGTAGAGATATTGCTATTATGAGAGCGACCTTTTCCATTACTTTTCTAACTCTTGTTTAAGTCTTTGCATGAAAGCATCACGCCCAACTTGCAGTTGCGTTAAGTTAAACTGTGTGCTTGCTATCTTTTGATCTAAAGAACTAATGTGATTTACACAGCCCTTTGCTTCGTCTGATAGTTGATCTTCGGTATATTCTATATCGTCAATCGTGATGGTCTTTTTATCTTCAACCATGTTGATCTCCTTTCTAAGTTAAGCAGCCCAAGGTTGTCCTGAGCCTGTGGTTGGTGTTTTCTTAACAGCAATATTATCAGCAATAGCTGTTTCAATCGCGTCCTTGTCTAGCGCAGCTTGCGCCCATGCAATGCAGTTAGCTTCCGTTACGCTGTCGTAAGCAATGAAGCCATCTGCGCTAGCATCTGGTGTGTGGCCTGTTGTGCCGTATTGACCGTCAGTGTAGGTAACAGCGTCATCGCCAGAGCCTACTGTTTCCGTTCCACTACAACGCCAGTGAATGACGTTAATGCCACCGTCACTAAGGTTGCGTTCTACGGTGGGGATAGTCCAAGTGTATGTTATAGCCATGATAAATCTCCTATATTGCTGCTATAATAAAGGCTAAGAGTTCGCTGTATCTTACGCCCATGCGTGTACGTTCTTCGCCAGTTTCTTCAGTCCAAGTGCTAGAGATAAACATTCCGTAATCCCCTGCGTCCAATCCTTCAGCCGCAAATGCAGCCTGTAAGTCTTGAGCTATGATACCAAAGTGAGTTCTAGCTTTGTCACCCTTCTCAGCTACTTTGGCCTTCCAACGAAACTTACGCAGCAAGCCTTTGGCAGCGACTGCTACCTTTTGCTCTGCGTCTGTTAGCTCTGCAATGTCTTGCTTTTCGTTGCGGTCAGATGTTTGGATTGTGCCGTTGGTGGCGTAGATGTCATCCCAACGAGAGGACACGTTTCCGAGGTCCATAGCATTATCATTGTTAGTTCCAGTGGATGTGCTTGGTTTGAAAACGCCATCTGCCCAAGCGGTGTACGCGTCCGTGTTAGAAGGTGAACCCATATAGCAGTAAAGACCGCCTTGCGACCCAATACTCCCCACAGTGGCGCCGCTTTTGTAAAACGAAATAAGGTTTCCATCATCAGTGTTGCGATTAACTAAGAAAGGCGTAGAACCGCTATCTGATACAGAAGCATATCCAGAAGCCCGTGCCTCAAAGCCATCCGTTGCATAGCCAGCACTCGTCTTACCCACAAGCAAGTTGCCGCTGCTGTCTATGCGCATACGTTCTTGATAAGCATTAGAGCTATCATTTGTATAAAACAGTAGATTAGCGCCGAAGGCATCACCTGCCGATTGACTTGCTATCTTTGATCGAACAACATTGCCGTAACCATATGCAGGGCCGTTGTTCCCGTACAGCGTAAGCTCTGCGGCATTAGCGCCACCACTAGTAGCTGATATTTTTAATTTACCGTCTGTTGAACTCGTCCCGATGCCTACGTTGCCCGATGAGTCGATGCGCATACGTTCTGTAGTGTCATGCTTAAACAGCGTGTTTGTTCCATCATGCTGTAGAATAAAGGATGTACCACCACCAGAAATATCGTCCATTTCTAATGTAGGTAGGTAGCTTTCAATCTTAAAACCGCCAGTGCCATCGCTTGTTGCATCAGTAAGTGTTAATGGTCTGCTTGGACTTGCAGTTCCTATGCCAATTTTGCCATCGCCACGCACATACAAATATGAATTTGTACCATCTTTGTCATATACACGAAAACTGGCATCAGCACTGGTGCTTCCTGCGTTAACGCCTAAACCCCAACTTGTTCCTGAGCCAGTATTGCCTTTCACAAATACAGTATTTGAACCTGCGTCTCCTTGAACTACTAACCTTGAGCCTGTGGAAGCAGGATCAGAAAAGTTAATACCAACGTGTCCCGAATTAGCTATACGCATACGTTCTGTGTCGGAAGTTAAAAATGCAATAGGTTTATATGCACCTGATGAAGAATAACTGGAAGATATTCTATTCGTATCGGATGATGAGTCATAACCCATACCAATGTATGTGTCATTAGCAGAGTTAATTGATACAACTCCAAAAGAAGCTGCGCTTGTATTACCAGATTGTTTGACTGATAATCTGTTGGGTGGTGAACTCGTCCCAATGCCCAAACTCTCAGCGCTCGCATCCCAGAAGAACTTTGCTGTCGTGCCTGTGTCCTCGTAGAAGCTGATGTCTCCTGTAGCCCCATCAAACAAAGCAAAATCAACGCCACTTCTTCTTATCTTAATGTCATTTGGTAAAGATGCGTGGCTTGATCCATATAGAATAATATTTGAGCCTGTGTTTGAATTATTTCCTCCCGACAATGCGACACTGCCATCATCAACAGTTGATCTGAACGCACCGCCCGAGGTAAGTGTAATTGCACTAGCCGTAACAATATTATCTTTCAACACAACACTATCTATTGTTACACCACTGCCTGACGTAGTTTCATCAATAGTATTTGTTGTTAGCTTTTGCCCCGAAGAAATAACAGCATCTGTTGATCCAGTTGTATTACCATTTGCTAAAACTTCTGCCCAAGTGTCGGCTGTAGCAACTTGAGCATCTACATAAGCTTTTACAGATTGTTGAGTAGGAACAAGCGTAGCACTGTTTGATGACATATTATCTTCATCAACAAATGCTGTGACAGTAATTGAACCATCTGATAAACTGCCATACGTTACAGTCCCACTAGCAGTTAGATTGCGAAAACTAGAAATGTCTTTATTTGTATCAACAACAACTGCTTTGCTTGCCGCTACTGTTCCAGCTGTCACTCCGTCAATCGCTTCTAAATCATTCTCATTAATGTCTGCGCTGCCAATAACAAAGCTACCACCAGTAATTGCACCTGTAGCAGTTAGATTGCGAAAGCTTGCAATGTCTTTATTACTATCAACAATAACTGCCTTGCTTGCTGCCACTGTACCCGCTGTTACATCATCAAGAGCCTCTAGCTCCGCTTCAGAAATAACCGCGCCAGAACCTAATGTAATAGTTCCAGAAACCTCTAGGTTTCCATTTACATCAATCAGGGTTGCATTAAGTTCAATTTCATCCGTTGCATTAATATCTAACGTAGTTGCATTAGGCGCATTTATATATTGTGACGCATCATTGAATTGTAGTTGTCTAGTGCTGTTTAACAGCAAACCAGTATCCGCAACATGAGTTAATGTAACATCTGTATCTACACCAAAACCTAGAACAGCAGCATCAGATGCTAGTGTTAAATCATCACCAACAGTTAGATCACCTGCAGGGCTACTTACATCAATGATTTTATCATACTTAGAGCTATTGGTATTTGTAGTAAGAGGCTGAGAACCAGAGCTAGTATGCGCTGCATTTACAATAAACACATTATTTGTTGTTGTGTCTTTAACTAGATCACGCTCAACATAAGAAGTAGATGCAGCCCAGTTGCCCTTAAAAGTTCCTAACTCTTGGGTTACAAGAGTATTTCCTGTACTATTAAAAGCAAGAACTTTATTTATTCTGTCAGCAGCTATAGGCAAAGTAAGTGTTGCACTCGTATCTGAATCAGAAAGCTGTAAACTTCTACTTGCCAAATCATTTAAATCAGCCGCAATAGCTACAAGCCTATCTAACTCTGTATTCAAAGCTACAATGTTAAATGCACCAGATACAGGAAAGTCAGTAGTTCTTTCTAATTCAATATCACGGGTAATAACAACAGTAGAACCACCAGTGCCACCTGTGACAGACATAGAAACAGTACCAGTAGAACCATCGCCACCCGAAACAGTGTAGTGTGTCGTGATTGTCTTAAGTGTTCCGTCAATGTAGACATTTAAATCTCCATTATCAAAGAACTCGAATGGTACTGCAAAGCTTGTTTGGGTTGCGCCCTGCGCTACTGTGTAAGAAATACGTGGTGAATTGTCTGCTATGTTAATTGTCATATCAAATCCTCATTTGAGCATAGAATATAAATCAATTAAGAAAGCTGCAACGCACAAAAAACAATTCTATCCGCACAATTAAAATCTACCTATTCCTATAGATCCTACGTTATCATCTACAGCCCTAGTCAAATTATTAGTAAAACCTTTTAACCAAAACAATTGAGCAAAAGGAAGCACTCTACCCAAATCCTTTGTTCCTTCACCAATGTTACCAGTTAAAAGATTTTGAAAACCTCTGTAATAATCTAACCCAACAGACGGCCCTGCCCCTGCAACAGCAGTAACAGCGTCAGCTATGTTTGGTTCTTGTGGGTATTTAGGTGCAAGAAGACCATTAGTTATGTTAGGACCGCCAAGAGCAAGAGAAGTAGCCATAGAAGTATAAAACAAATCACTGTAAAGAGGGGCTAATCCAGAGTAATCAAATGCCCTAGCAAACTGATCTTGAAAACTTAAGTCTACATAATCAGGTGTTCTTATTTGCAAGACCATATAGCCTAATCCAAGAGCAGCGGCACTACCAATAAACTGACTTTTTATTTGACCGTGAGCAAAAGCACCCATTGTTTTATTAACAGCAGCAAGACTGTAGCTATAAAACTGAAATGGTAATCCAAGCAATCCGCTTTCTATTCTTGCATAGCCTCTATACTTGGCGTCTTCTTTCATACCAAATTTTCTAGCTACATGCATGGGAATGTAAGCAATACCATCTGTAATAATAGGTTTGTCAGCAGGAGTGCCCATTAAAATAGTATTAGCAACGCCAGATCCTAGAGCATTCCTAAATCTGTTTTGAGCAAGCTCATCTGTCCATTTATCTGAGTTTGCTAAATACAAACCAGACTGACCTTTTTCCCACTGACCACTTTGTTTAGCAATTCTATTTGCAATAGGAGCGTCAATTAAATATCTTGCTAAATAGTCTTGCTCCATCTTTGTTGCTTTGCCCTCAGAAAGCCTAACAGAGTAATCAATCAAAGTATGACTACGCATCATAGCATCAAAGTCTTTAAATATTCTTGTAAGTGGAGCTAAACCATTAAGTAAATAAAATGCGTTTTTAGATTTATCAAAGATGTTTGATCGAAGAGGATTGTTCCCTAAATCATCTACTAACCTTAAATGTACACTACCAAAAAGTATTTCTAAAGCTTCTCCTGCTATTCTTGCTTCTTTGCCGCCAAGTTTAATTTGGCTGTCTTGCATAACGCCAAACAAACCTCTTATGCTTTTACCAAGGCCATGTTCCATAATTATTTTTGCAGGTTCAGTAAGCGTAGCTATCCCTGCTGAACCTAAATAACCAAGCTGTGCAGCAGTTCTTAATACTTCAGCAGTTTTGTAATCCCAAGAACTAGGATCTCTATGTATAACAGTCCCTGCTATTCTTTCATAAAGATGCCTTTGATCTTTTAGTACAGCGTTTCTTTTTTTTTCTTTTACTCCTGCATCTATTAGATCTAGTTCTTGATCGTCTAATAGTTCATCAATAGATCTACCGCCAAACTGCTTAGAAAACTCATATCTAGACCCAGTTCTTGTTGTGTAAGCTCTCATTACTTGAATAGGATTAGTGTGTATAAACTCCAATACTTCTGAATTTGGTATATCAATCATTCGATGTTTAAAATGTTTTGATTTGCCCATGCCAAAAAACGCTTGATCAAAATCTAAAGGATCACCATTGTTTATAATCCTATCAGTAATATTTTTAACTCTAGCGTTTACATCGCTTGTTCTTGTAGACAATGCAAAAGTTTCAACGCCATCTTTTGTCATTCTTTCTACTTCAGAAGGGTTGTCCTTAAACCATCTGGCTAAAACAGTTTCAAATTTATCTCTGTTCTTCTTAATATAGTCTCTATCCCAATATCTAGGTCTAAATACAGATTCGTTTCTTGGGTTTACTTTTGGTTCTGGTCCTGCCTCATCAAGAATAGATTGATGCATTTCCATTGTTTGCTTTTGTCTTGCAATAGATCTTTTTATTGAAGCTTTTGCATCTCTACTTTTTGCTTTAGCAAGTTTCTTTTCAAGTAGATCAATTTTATTTTGTCTTTTTTTGATGTCAGTTTTATAAAAAGAGTTGCTACCAATCATACCCTCTTCTCGTAATCGAATCTCCCAATCGTCATAAAATTTATTAAGAGCAGACATTGCCCTTGACTCAAACGCATCAGAAGCTTTTTCTCCTTTAATTATTTTAGAGTCAACTCTTTCTATCCAAGACTCAAAGTCTGATCTTTTGTGCAGATAGTCCAAGGGTTTTATTGTACCCTTGCCTGTTGATTCGCCCCATATATGAACAAGGTCATCATATACTTTAACCATCTCACCATCTAGCAACTTAGCGTTCTGATGCACAGAAGGCCTTAAAGCTTTACCTGCCTTATTTGCGGCAAGCAGTATTCCAGAATCATTTGCTATTTCTAATGTTGTAAGCTTTACGCTGTCAGGAATATTTTTGTCTTGAAGTATTCTTTTCATTGGAGTTGTTACAGACTTGTAGAGCCATGAGTTCGTAAAAATACTATCAGCAATATTTAAATCTGTAGTTGCTGTAGAGGGATCTCCAACAGTATCGAAGTCAGATAACTTTTGACTCTTGTCAAAACCTTCATCTACAATTGTAGGTTTATAGGTAGGATCAATAAACTGTCTAAGGTTATTTATTTCTATTTCTGCTTCTCTAGTTGCTCTTGCTCTTCTAGTCACAGGTATAGAAATCAAACCTTGAAGAGCAGCACCAAAAACAAAAGCACTACCAACATTTATAGCAGCCTCTTGTTTTGTAGCCAAAGGGTCAAAGGGATAACGAATTGCTTCTTGTCCTGCCACAATTGCACCAGTAGCAGTACCAGTTTTCAAAGCTTTGTAAGCTACACTGCCACCTTTTATAAAAGGAAGTGGTACATAATTTATAACATCGAAAAACTCTGCGCCCATTTGCATACCAGTAGAAGCTCTTCCATAAATATCTCTTCTAGAAATATTGTCTCTTAGATCTTTTTCTAAATGCTTTAAATGTTCCATACTAGTTGCTCTAGCAAGCTCTACAGAATACATTTTTAAATCATCAGAAACATTATCAACCGCACTAAAACCATCCTCTACTTCGGGACGCGAGCCAAATTTATTGTACTCCCTAATTCTGTCTATAAGGGGATCGTATCTCATACCAAGCATAGCGCCTACAGTTTCTAAGAACTCAGGACTTTCTTGTTCTTCTACTGGCCTGTCAGGTAAATACTCTACAACAGGGAATGTAGTTAATCCATTTTTCATTATGGTAAATCCCAACCATAAAACTTAAGTATAGGAAGCCGCCTTAGTACACTATCTTCTGGGATAAAAGGTTTTGCCCCCTCTTCCCTAGCTTTTCTTTCTTCTTCTCTAGCGGCTGCTTGAATAGATCTTAACAATTGATTGTGTTTATTTTTAGCAAAATCTTGTGTCATACTAGTATCAAACATAGGCCATGTAAGCTCAGAAGAACCAAATTCATCGATCTGCCTGTCATATATTAATGGTCTTATTTCATTGTTTTCATCTCTAAAGTAAGCATAAAACTGAGGGACATCACCACCATCAAACGGAACAAGAAATACTTCTTTTGTTTGGCCTGTTACAATAGTAGATTCTGTTTCTCTTGCTTTACCACTTCTAGTTGAAAGCACAGTTTTTTGTATATACGAAATATCTTGAGGTGGGCCTAAGCTAAACCCTCTTGGAAGTTCTTGATTAACGAGTTTAACAAACTCAGCTTTCTCTTCTTCATCTGGGAAAACTATGTCTAGTGACATTTTAGAAACACTCTCACCACGAACAAATGGACTGTTAGGATCTATAACATGTTCAGATGGTTTATAGTTTTCATCAAAATAATTAGTAAGCTCTTCTATTATTTCTTGAGATGTTTTACCCATTTCAGCGTACATTTCTGCTATAGGTGCAAGATCTGCTACAACTAACGTATCTGAAGATATTTCTTTTTCAACAAACTGAACAGGAGATAATTCACTAAATACTCTATCTCTATTTATTTTTGCAGAAGGAGAATTAGCTTGTTCTTTTATCTCTAATAGTATTTGATTAGCTGTTTTTTCATTTCCAAAGTATGCTTTTCTTCGAGCAACCTCTCTTAATAAAGCTGTATCTTTTCCAAAAATATCACCAAATCTATTTACAGTACCAGAAGGACTTCTGTCATTCATTAGAACATTAGCGTGCTTAAGTAATGTATCAGCATCTACTTCTGGCGCAGTACCGCTTAAAAAGTTTTTAAGACCAGATACCAAACTTTCTGGTAATGTTATTCTTGAAAGCTGATAAAACGAAGGTGTTGTAGAATTTGGGTCAGCAGCAGAAGAAATGTCCAAGTTATCTGACATTATCTTATCCATATCTTCTCTATGGCTTATTGTTTTGTTTGTATTCCCTGCTTGAATAGTTTCATTTCTAAGTTTTATAGCATCGTTTAATTTTTTCTTTTCTTTTTCACGATCTGTTTCAGCAGTTCTTATATCTGTTTCTCTTTTTTCAAGAGTTCTTATTATTTCCTTTTTACCTTCTGGAAATGATTGAACAATTTTATTTAAAGTTTCTGCTACTTCTTTATTAGCTTTACTTAAATTTATAACAGAAGGATCTTTGCTCTTACCATCACTTTGAATAAATAAACTAATTGCATTTAAATCTAGAGAGCTAGCATTTTGAGTATTGTTAATTATTCCTTCTGCTCCTGCTAACTTAATACTATTTTCAATATTATCTTTTTCAGAATCAGTAAGAATATTGCTAGATGTAGTTATAATTTTTTTGCTAAATTTATTAAACTCATCTTCAGTTAATGAATTAGATCGTGCTGCTTGAGCAATGCTATTGCTTTCAGCTTGCAATTGTTTTTTAGCAATATAATTATTTATATTTTCTTCAGCCTTATTTCTTATTTCGCTAAGAAAACTAGTAACAGTTTCTGTCTGGTTAGAATCATATAATTTGTAAGCTTTTATATTTCTAACTACATGTTTCTGAAAAGAAGTTAATTTTTCAAAACCATCGGCATCTGTTGATATTATTGCTAATCTAAGAGAATCTATATTACCATCTCTAGCAGCTATAGTAAGGTAATTTTTCAATTCTTCAGACTTAATGTCTGTAATTAAACTTGCATCTACAGGAACTTCAGCATCTATAAATCCTTGAAAAGTATTCTGTAATCTATCTAACGTATCTAGAGAATTACTTATTGCAACATTAAATTCTATTAAAGCATCAGAGTTTGACTCAGGCTTACCAAAATTATTATAGACAGTATCTAAGCTTCCAAAAGTACCAGAGGTATATTTGCCTATGTCAGTTTCAGTTAATAGCTTAAAAGTATTATAATCTACTTTTAAGTCTGCTTTTGCAGATTCAATTTTATCTTTTTGCGCCTCTAGCAATAATCTTCTTTGTTCAAGCTCAGAATCTTCTGCTTTGCGATAATCGCCAGAAAGACTTTCTGCAAAAGCCATAACATTTTCTAAATCTTCTGCGCTTAAATCTTCAGTGTATTTAAGTATACTACTTAAATCTTCTTTATATTCTTCATCTAAATATGTTGTAACCTTACCATCAGTTCTTATTGCTAATTCAAATTGAGTTCTCTGATAGTCATTCATCATAAACTTTGGGTAAAAACCTTCTAGCTTGCCAAACACATAAGCAATTTTTAGTTCCACGCCATGTCTGTCAGCAGTTCCTTCATTAACCAAGCTTGATGCTTCAGCATCTGCATTTTTCGCAACTCTCGCTTCTATAAATGCATCAAGTTTTGTAGCGTCCTGATTTGTTTTGCCAAACTCATAGGCTGTTACTTTGTCATCTTTATTAGATAAAAGTACATGCTCCCCAAGCTTTTGCCTTTGCCTACTAGCGTTTAACTTGCCTAAAGATAGCTCTGCTTTAGCTAGTTCTAGTGCGCCCTGTTGCTGCACATAATTTGTGTATATAGTTGCTTTACCATCTTGCTCTGTACTAAATGCCATATTTTTAAGGTATTCGTTGAGAGCACCTGTAACTTTTCCAACATTATCAGGATCATCTTGGTAACTTAAAATAAGTTCATTTGTTTTTCGCTGAATATCAAGAGATACTTCATTTTGATACCTATCTAATATTACTCTTTGATATGCCTCACCTGCTGCTCTACCTATAAACTTATCATCATTTAATTGATTTAATGCTTCTGGCTTACCAGTAAGAGGGTTAATATTAATAATAGATTTTGAGTCAGTCTCAAATGCTAACTGCTCTCCCTGCTTAACTGCTTGCACACCCATTTCTTTAACTGAGGCTTGAACAATTTGATTGGCAGCCCTAGCAATATTACTATACTTTTCTACTCCACCAGTATTTACAGATCTAATGCCAACAGGGCCAATCGATCCAGTACCTAATCTTTCTCTTATTACTGGCATTAGCCTACATCCTTATTGCTACTAAAAATATTACTAACAGAGGGAGGCATATTAATAGCAATGTCAGCTAAATTAGTTAAAAAATTAGCGTTAGACATAGACCTCATTCCTGCGGCTGCATTTTGACCATATGTATATGCAGTAGCAGCTTGTGCAGCATATTTCGCTTCTGTCAAACGAGATTGCCTTTCTATATTAGCCATATCTTCGCCAACAATTTGCCTATTCTTTTTTAAGTAAGCTGCTACTGACCTATCAGAAGAAGCTATCTTAGCACTAAAAAAAGCAGTGTTTTGTTTTTCTGCGTCTAATGCCTCAGACATTCTTCTGTTAGAAACATCTATAGCTTCAGCTTTAGCTAAAAATAATTCAGAAACATATTGCCTTGCCTCTAACTCACCTATTTTTTTTCTTTCTTCAGCAGCTTCTTTTTCAGAACTTCTTTGTTTGAAGGTGCCGTAAATACTTAAACCTGCTGCTATTAAAGGTAGTACCATTAGAAAGATACCTCCGCGACTAAACCATTAACTTGTATAAACATAGGTGCAGTTTGAGTTACCGTAATCTGAGGATCTTTGTTGTACCCCAGTAAGTAGAACTCCCTTTTACCTGTGACCGCTTGCCTTGGTAGACTAAAGTCATTGTTTACTTTTCTTATTATTAACTTCTTGTTGTTTACTGAAACAGAAAGAGTCTCAGATAAATCTAGTATTACTCTAGATAAACTTCTAGGTTGCCCTGTCTCTGGGCCAATAGCAGTATTAACATCTATTGGATTAGTCTTTAGCTCTACATCAAACCCAAACCCTACCTGACAGCTAGTGAGAGAAGCGTCTACAGCCGAAACGTCCACCTTGCCATTAGCTACTGTAAATTTACCTAAATAGTCTGTAGAGCTTATTACATCAACCTCTGCACCATTCTCAAAGAAATTAGATACAGTAAACACTCCTGCTGTTCCTGTATATGTATTCCCAAGATCTAAACTTACATTTTGATTTAACTCAGCAAATACAAAACTCTTTGTACCTGATCCAAGATTGGTCTTAATAACAGCAAAAACCCTATTACCAATAGCAGTAACAGAATGAAACGAACCGTTGGTTTCAAATCTTGTCCATCCTGCAACTCCTTCTATACGATTAAGATTATAGACGGCAATCTCACCAGTAAAGTTTTGAGCAAATACAAATGATTCGGCTGTGTTTACTGCTCCACTAATTACACACATCTGAACAGGGTCGCTTATTAAATGAGAAGAAAGCAATGAAATAGGATCAGCTTTATAAGCTTGCTCACTATCATCATAAACAAACTGACGTATCATCTTTCCGCCAATTTGTCCAAAAATTGTAGCACCATAGAAAGGTTGAGGCCTTACAAACGTAGCGCCAAAAGATGTCTGCCTTTTAACCCTAGCATTTGTTGGGGTAATAGGTTGGTTCTCGAATGTAGGAATAAAAAACTCAGAACCTGCGGTAAAGATGTGTATATCTCTATTAGATACAAAGTGGCGTATAGTGGCTACCTCACCAATACTCATTACAAGTTCTAGTGAATCATCGTCAGCAGCGTCACCAATATCAAAGTTATAAAATAATCCAGACTTACTTGCCCACACTGTATCGGGTTGAGATAATGTTCCACCGAACCACAATCTGTTTTCGTGAAACCCAACAGCGGCAGGGTAACCACGCAAGGAAGAGTAAGACTGCTCCATCCATTGTTGTGTTGCAGCGTGTGTTACTATCTGTAAAAACCCACCACCATCTTCTGATGTATTAGCAGAAGAACCTGCGGTAACGACATATCTATTTTCGTCTATAACACTTGCAATACTTCTAGTACCATTAATCTGTGCAGCATTTATACCACCAACAGCAGAAGCATTTCTTATTGTAATACTGTCACTTGCGGTCATTCCATGATTAATATGAGTAATTTCTAAATTACCAGAGCCGTCAGTTGTTCTAATAGAATTAGGATCAAGCTCTACATAAAGCTCATCGACAACTCTACCAGTAGCAGAAGTAGCGGATTGAACAGATGTAATATATATTTCAGCTTCATGGTATAACAATGTTACACCAACATGCTTAGAATCAGGATAATTACCACCAGACTGACTTCCTGTAGTATCAAAATAAGCAGCACTCGTTGTTAAAGTAATAGAGGTACCAGTTGTAGCAGAAGGATCTAACGTCATACCAGTTGCTTGAAAATGATAATATGGTTGATAAATCTTAGCACCACCTGCTTGTAAAACAAAATCAAACTGTTCTACTTGAAAACTATTCAAACCAGTTCTTACAATTTGTTGACACATAAATGTATTGTGGCAAAGAAATAAAACATCACCACCTTGGGCATAAGTCATTTCATGTAGGTACGCCTGATCCCATTGTAAACTATTTGAGTCCACATCTTGCGTAAGGGTTGTAACCAAACTTAATGCGCCAGTTGTCGGGTTAATAAAAAATATTTCACACTTCTGATGCGAGAAAGCTATTACATATTGCTCATCATCTGAGAATACAAAAGGTATTAATCTTACTTGCTGCCTTATAGATGTATCCTCAGTTACAGCAGTAAAATCATGCAGAGCTTGAAACCCACCACGTTTAGCCACGCCACCTTCTGTTCTTATAAAAAAGTTTTTAACACTTTGAGCAGATGAATTATAAATTGGAGAATCCGTCCTTGCTACCAAAGACGGACTAATTTCACCATACTGAAAGTTTGTTATAGGTATTCTAGCCTTTTGCATTTAGCTTCGCCTGTTAGTAATAAACCTTGATGTTACAACCTTACGAGTTGTTTGTTGCTGAGAATCTGTTGACCTAGCTTTAGCCATAAGAAACTCATACTGATTAGACATTAAGCTAGATAAAGAAGTATCTCTTATTAATGCAGTAGCAAATACAACAGCCATTGCATACTCTACACACACAGAAAAATAAGAAGGCCAATTAACCTCATCAGCTCTATAAGTAAAATCAGCTATAAGAACATCAGCAACGTCAGCATCACAAAAAACCTTATTGCCATAAACATTGTATTCAATTTGCAAATCTCTTACCGTAACAGCATGAAGAAATAAATAGTCAGGAAGTTGATAAGCAGAATCAAATCGACCAGTAGGTGATTCAGTTAACCTGTTTAATACAGCTTGATTTGTTGCAAACCTCCAACGTGTAGAAGTAAGGTTAGTTCTTGCAATATCTTCATACATGTTACCTGCAATCAAAGCTTCAGATGTATCATCATCAAAAGAAGTAATAGGCTCTGCACCAATTAAGATGAGAGCTCGGCTACATATATCAATTGCACTATTTGCAGGAGTACTTACCATTATAAACCTCTATGAAAAGAGGGGGGCTTTCGCCCCCACTCTATTAGTCACCATCGGTCTCTGCAACAGCAGTACCATCAGATACATCTACAACTGAACCAGTATTAGAAAGAACAGTACAGAAGTTAGTTGTTGGAACATTTGTGTCCCGAACCATAATCAAGTCACGAACAGAAAGCATATTAGCTGCACTGTTAAAATAACCTGATGTGTTCACAGTAGCAATCGCATCCGCAGATGTATACATCCACAAACTACCATTTGAGTCGCCACCGATACGAGCAAGACCACTTGCACTATAAGCCATTTTAGATCCTCCTCTTAGTTATTGTCTAGGACTTCGTAGATACCGTTATCATCGATAGCTACCGCGCCCATTGACATCATTGATGTTGCTAAGTGAGATACTTTCTCAGCAACATAGTTTACTTCAGTTTGAACATCAGAGTTCACACCAATACCTACAGCACTTGTATGGTAAGCAAAGTTTTTACCACCTGCTACAGCAGACGTTGAGAAGATCTTGAAGCCCAAGAACTCTTTCATTGTCATACCACCTGCAAAAGGTAAGTTTTGCGGACCAACAAAGTCTGATGATGCAAACTCATTGATTGCAAACAAATCAGCATAACCTGCAGGAGACATCGCAAGATAGCGTTGCCCGTCTTCTGGAACATCTGCCGTACCCATTGTCTCAAACAATGATAGAAGATCTGCTTTTTCTAGAGCAGAACTAGTATCGTGTATTTGAGTAGAGTTAGCACCTGCATCCATTGCAGTAATGATTAGCTCATCTGTTTTTCTACCAAGAGCAGCAGCAGCGGATTGTGCTACAGCTTGTCGCTCGTTGATATTTGTTTTCAACTCATCAAGCTTGTCGATAAATTCAGCAGCATAGAAGTCACTCATTGATACTTCTACGTTGGTGTGTACTAACTCCATAGGAGTTACATTACCATTGCGAGATTTTGTTGATGCTGTTCCAGTGCCTATTTTCTGGAATCTTGCAGTTGAACCTGACACATTTGTAGAGCGAATAGTATTCCGTAGCTTGGAACCCATACGCTGATACGCCATGTGAACTTCAGTTTCAAACTGCTTTATAAAGGCTTGGTCTATTGTATTAGCCATTTTTACAGTCCTAAATTGAGTTTCCGATTGCTACGAGTATCCACGCTCACATGTCAATTCGGGTATCCATTAGGGCCGATCAATGCACTATGGGTCGTAATGATTTATTATTAACATCATAATTCTCAAAATTGCAACGCACAAATTCAACAAACTTATTATCTGCGCTCATTTCTACAGGCTCAAAACCAAGCCAACATGCCCAATTTAGCATATGTTCGTTCTTAGAAAGTATAGTCATAGTAATAACAGGATGAACTTTATCAAACATATTCAACAAAGACTTAGACATCTTTGCTACCAACACAACATTGTGGTCGAGGTTATTTGCAAATATTGCGAACATGTGTGGCACTTCTTCAGAAAAATTTAAACCACTAACAAAAACTATATTATTATTACCGTTGCGACATATGTAAGCTTCTGACTCTTCGTACATTTCTTCTATAGATTCTTCAAAAGAATTGTAACCAAAGTCTTTTGTTTCAGCCTTATTCTTAGGATGAACAATATCTACAAATTCTTCTATATGATAATGTTTCATTGGGGTAAGATATGACTTACCCCTTTTAATTATTTTCTTTTCAGCCGTTATAAAGTTTTTGGAAACCATTGTTTACTTCTTGTATAAAGTCATTGTTTCTTCGAGCAGGATGCCAGTATCTTTCGTCCTGCATCATTTCCCTTAAGCCTTGTTCTGTAATCTTTCCAGATGGAGTAGCATCACTACCTATAGATGGAGACTGTAATTTTTCCATAACAAACTCAAGAGCCATTAGCCCTTCAGCAGTTTCTGTTAGCCTCTCAATAGATTCCATATGCTCTTCTGGAAAGAACTGCTTAGAAAATAATGCAGCAGCTTCTACTCTTGCATTTGCATTATCACCAAGTTTTTCCATTTCTTTTTCTGGATCTGGTATATCGTCCATGCCTACTTGCATAACTTTATCTATACCTTCTTCAAATTCAGCTTGACTAAATCCATAGGTAAATGCGTGATCTGCCCACCATTTCAAAACATCACTATCAATAGTGCTTTCTTCATCCAGATACTCAGGCAACTGATAGTCTCCTGCGGTTTCTGGCCTATCCTTAAAGCTTTCAGTTTCTATTTCTTTTAATACTTGGTTGCGAATATCTTCGTCTTTGTTTCCTAACTTAGACTCAAGCTCTTTGTATGCTTTAGCTAAGTCCTCACCCGATTTGTATTTTTCTGGCAACCATTCTGGTCGGTCATCTGTTTTAGTTTCCAGATCTTCTGCTACTACAAAATCTCTTTCTTCTTGAGGAGGTAGCTCTGTTGCTACTTTTGTTGCTACTTCTGCTTCTTGAACTTGTTCATTCATTATTCTTTACCTTATGTGATCTTTGGACATGACGTTCTATTAGGCCAACTAAATAACGCTGACCTTCTAAATGACGCAACTCATCAGTAGAAATATTAGGACCGCTAACCATTTCTATAGTAATACTACGCAAGTATTTAAGAATTTCTTGACCAGTGGGTTCGGAAAACAAAGAGCCAAAGTTAAGGCTTATTCTATCTTCTTCTGTTTTTTTTCTTGCTATTCCGTCTAAACCAATATGACTATTCTGCGGCAATAGGTGGCCCTGCTAATTGTTGCTGTTGCTGCATCTGTTGCATTTGCTGCATCATCGCAACTATCTCTTTACGCTCTTCCCTGTCACGAATCAACCCATCAGGTACACCAAATTTCTTAGCTAGATGAATAGCGGTCTCTTCTGAGTTAATAAGGATGTTTGTAGTATCAGGACCAAAGTAAGCATTTACTAACTCTAGGAATCTAGAAACAGAAGTAATATCCTGATTAGATTGTGCTTGGGCCAATGGAGAAACTGAACGTATCTTAACTTCTCGACCATTGACAGTAGGCATTTCAATACGCCCCTGCTTTTTAAGAATATAAATTACTCTTTGTAGTACAGGCTGCACTAACTCTGCTTGCAACCTACCAAATGCTGAACCTATTCTTCGTGACAAATCTGCCATACGCTCAGCTACTTCTGTAGCAGATGCAGGAGTTCTGTCTGGATTTCCTAGCATATCATTGTATAGTGCGCGTTTTATATTCAAGCGCATATCGCTTAGAACTATATCCGCAACATCAAATCTTCCTGCCGATTGTATTGGCTGCAATCCACCCGATTGAGGTGACTTTGGTATTATCGTGCCAGGGACTAAATTGATAGTATCTGGGTTGATGATGCCGTCATCATCCATCTGGTAAATGCCAGAGATAGCCATCTGTGCATTTTCTAATATTAATTGTATAGTAAGGTTAGTAGTCTTTATAGCAGATAAAGCATTAATCAATGGACCTCTGCCATACACTTCTCCTGCACATTTAGACCATCTAAAGCAAACGTATGGATTAGACCCTACACCTTTAAACTTTCTCTCAACTAAATATGTTTTAGTAGAAAGATCTATTGCGTAATATAAGTAAGCTTCTTCATTACGTTTACTGTAATCTTTACAAGCAACTTCTAGAATAGAACATTTGCCTTCTGGGTCTTGCTTTACTCTTTGTTGAACTTGATTGTCTAGTTTTGCATCTGGGTATAGTATTGTTATTTCAGAGTTCCTAATACCTTTTCTTTCTCTAAATACATGATCAATATTATCATCAGGTCCAGTATCTAGAACTACATGCGGTAAAGGTATTGCAGAAAACTTAACAGGATTTATTGCATCTCCTTCATCAACACAAAGAACGCCAGTACCTACCGCTAGATCCATAAAGGCTTCATGTACTTCCTGAGAGAAGTTTGAGTTCTGAAGTATCTCAAATACATACTCAGTAATTTCATCAAGGTCATTATCTACAAAATCCCTTTCTTCCTTAGGTATTTCTGATCCTGCCGTAAGATCAGCCCACCTAGCAAAGTTAGGGACTAATCCCGATTGGAGCCTCGAAGCAAATTCTTGAACGCCAACCACTGCCGTTTCGTCAAAGATTTTATCATCTCTGCGTTGACCTGCAGTTTCGTAATAGAAAGATTCACGCTGCGGTAGAGCGTACTCATAACATTCTTCAAAAAGGTCAACAAAATTTTGCCTATGTGCTTTAGCTTTTTCATATCGTTCTAACTTTTGTTTTGGATCTTGCATCATAAAAACCTGCTATAGTATCCGATTCCACCAGTAGAACCAGTAATTAAAGACCTGCGACCTGCACCTTTACGTCTACCTGTTCCTGCTTGTCGTGACTGTATATTTAATTCTTTTTCAGTACCAGACAAAACTCTTCTGCCAGAACCAACTTCTCTTGATCGTTCTAATCTACGCCTAAGTAAAGATTGTTTTGATCTAGCTCTTTTTATTCTTTGTCTCCTTAACTCAGCTTGAGCTAATCTTTCTTGCTGTGAAATAGCTTCTTCTGGGGGCGCTTGATAAATA